TCTTGATGGGCAAAAGAATTTGCTCTCTAGAACCTTCTCTAATTCATTCTCCATCTTGCCTAGTATTGTGACGTACAAATTCTTTGATATACCGAACTAATAATTTAATATAATCCCCTTTGTTTCTTTTGTCAAATATTTTGACTTCACCGCCAGGAGTTACCATAATGGTGATGAGTTTTACAGGTGGGATTTCTGTAAGTTCGTAGTATGCGGCAGCATAAAATGTTTCTTGAACGAAATAGTTTTCAATCCACTCTTCTGGTTTGATTTTTTCAGAGGTCTTAAAATCAATAACCGCTAACTCACCTTCATACTCAGCAATACAATCTACTCTTCCTGCCAGTCCAAGATACTCTGAGTAGAGTGTACGTTCAATCGCGTGTATGTTATTTATCTTATCAAGATAAGGTTTAGCGTGATAGAACATAAACTTAGTCAGGGGCTGATAATTTTCCCAAACAAGTTCTTTGTTTTCGAGATAGTCTTGACAGACTTGGTGAAAATCTGTTCCTCTTGCAGTTGCTTTTCTTGTAATCGCATTTGCTTTTTCAACACCAACTCTTTGTCGCCATTCAACAAAGATCTGACGATTATAAAAAGAAGTTACAGATGTAATTGATGGCACCCATTGACCATCGGGAAGATGGTACAAACGAATGCCATTTTGTTCTTTCTTTTCTAATTCAAGATCACCTAGGTAATTACAATGAACAAAACTCATAAACCAACTTCCATTTTCGCAAGGATGTATTCTTTCACTAATCCAGAGCGAACAATGTCATCGACTCCAAATTCAATGATATCAATAGAAGGCATAATGCGAAGAACTTTCATAAAGTCTGCAATACCATTCTTTTCTGCAGATTTAATAAGATCACTCTGAGTGGCATCACCACAGAACATAATCTTACTGTTTTCACCTACACGAGTAATTATACTATCAAGTTCGTGATAATTCAAGTTTTGGAATTCATCAACAATAATAATCGCATTATCAAGTGTAGTGCCACGAATGAAGGAAGTACTCCAAAAACTAATCGTTCCCTGAGTTTTAAGATTACCATAAAGCATTTCAAAGTCTGCTTCAGTTGGTAGTTCAAACATATACTTCACCATATTCTTATAAGGAATTTGATAAAGAGAAGACTTGTCTTCGTGATCTCCAGGAAGGAAACCAATCTCACGAGTAGCAACAAGAGATCTTACAATGTAGATCTTTTCATATGGAGATCTCTCATCTAATACATCTCTAAGAGCATTGTATAAAGTAATGAATGTTTTACCTGTTCCCGCACATCCATATGCTACAACATTTTGATCATTCTTATAGCAACGAAAGAGTTCTTTTTGATTATCAGTAAGAGGATCAATAGTCCTCATCAAATCCGAATTGATTGGTTTTTTACGTTTCATCTGTCTGTTGCTCATACCAAATGGTACCGGTGACTTTGGAGTGTTTTTCTTAGCAGGCATAGAGGTAAATCAGATTGGTTTTACTTTAGATCCAGGAGCTTTTGATGCTTTATGAAGAACATCGTTCCATCCAGGATGAGACTTTTTAAGTCTGTCATAGATCTCACCAACTTCTCCAGATGAAGGACACGTTGAAGGATCTGACCAATCTCTATCCCAATCAGGATTGTTTTCTTTCCACTGGTCCCAATCGTGAACGCTCATCGTCACTTCTTTTTGTTCACCAGTGGTTTTATTAATAACAGGATAAGTCGCCATAAGTTACATAAAGTTGTAAGAATATTTATTCAATACAAATGGATGGAGCATCAGAACACTCAGAGCAACCCTCACGGGTCCAACCAAGTGCTTCAGATACAGCAGGAAACTGACAGGTAAAAATACAACGAACAAGTTCCGCAATTTCCATATGTTCTTTCTGAGTTCCGTGTGCAGAACGCAGATCAATGTAATGTATCCAAGAACGCACAGAGCCTGTCATATAGAGGCGTGTAGGCGTCGCTAAGGGCAGTACGAACCTTGCACACTCCTTTGCCACTCCTGCCTCTAAGAGACGATTGTAGATGCGTAGGGAGTGCTCAAAATGAACACGAATATCCTCACCCAATACCAATTTTAAATAATCAGGAATATCATCAATGCTATTCTGACGATTCTTTGTATCCTGACGACGAAGTTCAGGAAGAGGAATAGACTTACCTAGAAGACTTGCATCGGCATAACGCTGCGAAAATTCTTGATAGGTGAAACTTCTGTGACGGAGAATCTGAGCTGCGATACCACGAGTCGTGTTAATCTCCACTGTCATTGTTGCTTGCTCAAAGATGCTCCAGTGTTGATGCTGAATACAATACTTAAGAAGACCGGAGAACTTTTCGTTTTCTTGATTAGCAGGATTACTCACACGGGCACAGTATGCCATATGCTTTTCTGCATCTGGAGTAACACTAATGAGTTTTACTTCTGGTTTCATAAACTCAAACTCAGTCGGGATATCCATCATCATCTCCATCATAAAATACTTCGTCGTAATCAGAAATGTAAGGTGCTACTTCTTCGTAAGATGCTTTGTATGCGTCCACATCGGAATAAACTTCAGACTTTAAGGAGTCAACCAGCAACTCTAGATTATGGACAATCAGTTTAAGTTTTTCTTTATCCATTTTTATAACACTGACGTAGTAATTATAGTTAAAAAAAAGGGAGGTGTCAACCTCCCAAGATTATTATTTTGCTGCCAGTAGTGCAGCAAGAGATGCTTTTTGACGCCTCTCTTCTTTTTGTTTCTGATCTTTAATAAGTTGAAGGAAGTTTAGTTTTTTCACTTGTGCCCCTCCTTTACATACTTAACACCACGATAGGTCTCGTTGTATTGTTGGGGTTGTTGCATCATTTGCTGTTGATATTCAATACGCTTTTGGGTATCGTATTCAACACCACGGTATACTACTTTTGACATTAGGTTTCTCCTTAATGGTTTAGGTTAAAGAGCGTTCCTTCAGTCGGCGTTTGCGTCGGTTTCCCGATGAACGTTCCGTTCCGCGTCGGCTTACTTCCGTCCTATTCAGTTCAGCACCTTGTCACAACATCCTTTCGGAGTTCTAATAGCAATTGGTCTTCTTTTCTTTGGTGAACAACATCGTCGTTTTTAACGATGTCCATTAGTTCCCACGCTGCATTACAACTTATTGTAACTGGATATTCAGTTTTGATAAGTTGTGGTGAAGCAACAGAAAGAAGTGGAACCCATGCTAAAAGCAAAAGTGCTTTAGTCATAGGATGAACGGTAGGGGATTATTATACCCCTATTCATTCTATATAGCAAGTTTTGTGTGTATTTCCTGATACAATTTTTTATCTCTCAATATAACTTAACGTATGATCTGTAGCATATAGTTGCTGAATAATAATGTCGCATCCAATTTTAGGATTGCAATCACCACAGGTATAAACATCCACCGCTGCTTTACCTTCCTCGGGCCAAGTGTGAATACTAATATGACTTTCGGATAGCAAACAAATTACAGTTACTCCCTGCGGTTCAAACTTTTTTGAAATAGTTTGAATTACAGTAGCACCACTTGAAGTCGCTGCATATTCTAACAATTCAATTAGACTCTTTTCGTCATTAAGCAAAACAAAAGAGCAACCATATAGGTTAAGTAGATAATGTTTCCCCATTCTCTTCTGCTTCTTTAATCAATTGACTCACATACGTTTCAGTTCCGTCCATAGTCTTAACTTCAAAAATTGAAGACCTCTGATATTTTTTTATTTTCTTGTACTTTTTAAGAAGTTTTTTTACCTCGTCTTTGTAAATTGCAACTTCAATCTTTTCTTCACTAAAACCTTCGCTCATTTTCTTTTCTTTTTCTCTGGTTGTTTGTACCCCCAAAGTTTGGGGTTAGTTCTACCATATCCAAAATCAATTTTTTGAACGGTTCCTGGACCATACTTATCATAGTACATATCAAAGATACGCACTCTCGTTCCTCTTACAAGGTCGATATAATCCTTTCCATCAAAATTATACCAAATTAGATATGCATCATTTGGAAAAGAAGAATCTTTTGCGGTTTCAACTGTTGTTTTTTCTAGAAGAATTTCG